AAAACCCCTTCCAAAGAGCCCCCCTTTAATCCCCCCAAATTCCAGGAAGCCTGGAACGAGCCTGCCAAGCGCCACGGACTGCCAACGATCAACTCGATTACGGGCAAACGGCTCAGGTCGCTCAAGCAGCGGATTGCAGACCACGGCGAGCAAGCGGTGTTCGATGCAATCGCGGCGGTGTTCAAATCTCCGCATTGGCTGGGAAAGAACGATTGGCTGGGCAACTTCGATTCCATGCTCCGTCCGGACAATTTCGTCCGGCTTACAGAGGGGGCTTACGGGCCGAAGGGCGAACCCAGCACCAAGCTGACACCGGAAGAAACCCGGCGCAATCTCGAAAAGATGATCCCTCTCTACGAACGAATGGGCAAGCAGGATGAGGCGGAAGAATGCCGCCGCAGGGTCGCCAGCCTTGGAGCAATCACGAGCGACCTAGTGAACCGAGCGAGGGCAACACAGTGACCTATCGACCTAACGGATCAGGATACGAGGGAGAGTGAGATGAGACTGTTTGGGCGTTCCGCTGCTTCCGCAGCGTCGGGCCACTCGGCAGAGCCGGAGCCGTGTTGCACCGTCTCCGCCGAAACGGCGAGTGCCCCTAACGCAATGTCGCCCGCTCGGCTTCTGGCGCGCTCGCTTACGTCTTGCGATACGCGGGACGAGTGGGCGCGTAAATACGACCCCCCGTCGCCTTATGGGCACAGGACCGAGTACATCAACGCCAAGCGCGATCTCAAGATCACGAGTGGATACACCTACGGCCTTGGCCTTTATGGCGGCGGCGGGCGGTTCGTATCGACGCCGTTCACGCTGACGAAAGCCGAAGAAGAAATTGTATTTGAGGCCCTTGATGCCTTCAACGCAAGGCTGAAAAACGAGGCGGAGGCCGAGGCGCTGCACCGTCTTACCGCGCCCGCGTCAGGGACACCACTCCGCGAGAACGCGCAGCGGTCGAGGCCGAAGGCTGGTGGCCCGACCCGTAGCAAAGCGAAGGGTGACGCCAAGAAACGCGCCCAAAGTCCGGGCGGCGACTAATCACCATTACACAAGCGGGGTGGGATGAGATGAGCAGGCCAAGGAAAAGCGGAAAGCGGCACAAGTCAGGCAAGCTCGCCAAGCCGACCACGCGCGCCGGTCGCCAGAAGCATGACTACGGCAACGAGCGCATCCAGGCCATTCGCTCCGCCTTCGATCATCCCAAGATCAAGCAGGGCAAAGCTGCTGGACAGGTATTCGATCCCATCGGCCAGCTCTGGGCAATGGACCTTCTGGACGGCTACGGGTTCGACGGCTCGCTTCTGAGGGATGCTGGCCGCGAATACATCGGGCTCTACCTCTACACCTACGTTGCCATGCTGCCAAAAGGATCGCAGTTCGAGCGAGCCTATGGAGCAAAGCCTGACCTGACACCGACTCGCCGGGACATTCGCTTCGCCATGCTGGACGATCTCCTGCCCATTGGAAGCCAAGAACGATACTGGGCGCACAAGCTGCTGCTCGATCACTTCGGGCTGGATACGGTTCCCGCTTTCGTCGAGCGGCTAGTGAACGGGCGGCGCAAGGTTCTCGGATTGCCGCACTCCAGCTCCGTCGCGGACGATGCTGACCTGAAAGCGCTGGCCTGTGTCGTTCGCGGGCTGTTGGCGTTGGTGGATGGCTGTTTGCCGGATCGCAGAAAAATTGCGGCGTAGGGGTTGCGGATGCTTTTCGGTTGTGCTAGTGCCGCCTTTACTAGATTGGAATTATTGCGTCCACAGTTGGCGCATAATCCCGTCGCCAATCACCGGAACGAACAGCAACGCAGCCGCAAGCCTAGAGGCGGAGCGATCCGGATTCATTGTGCGACGGGCACCATCAAGGACACGCTATGAGCGAGCAGCGTTACTTGCCAGCTCCGGATAGTGTCCCGCTAAGCTATGCTGTTGGTCTGATCGACGCATGGAGCCGTTCGGGCATCATCGCTGACCTGTTCAACGACGCTGAGGCCAACGCGCGCCGAGCCAACCGCCAGAGTGACATCCACCGTTACCGACTAGTCCGCGATCAGTTCCTCGATTGGGCGGGAAAGATCAGATGACCACAATCGCGACGGACGGCAAAACCATCGCCGCTGATGGACGAAGCACGGCTGGCGATATGGTGACAAGCGCGGACAGCAAGAAACTGCATAGACTGCCAGACGGTTCGATTGTCGGCGGATGTGGCGAACTGTCCCCGATGCGTAGGGCAATCAACTGCCTGCACTCGCCGGACGCGCATCCTGACGATCTGACTGGCGACTTCACGTTGGTTCGGCTTTATGCCGATGGGCGCATTGTCACTTACGAGGGGTGCCTGTTCGCGTTCGATCTCCCCGCGCCGGTAACGATTGGCAGCGGTCGCGAGTTCGCAATGGGCGCAATGCTCGCGGGCAAGTCTCCGAAAGAGGCGGTGGAGATCGCAACCCAGCGCGACATCTACAGTGGCGGGACGATTACGGTCATGGAGCCTGACAAACCGCCAAGCAACGTGGTCGAGCTGGCGGCGTGATTAAGCGCCTCGCTCTAAAGTCTGCTGAGCTATTCGCATCCTGTTTCATCGTAGCCATTGCAATGAGCTACATCGAATGTGGCCTGATGTTCGCAGAGGCGAGGCATCGGCGCGACGAAGCCTGACACCGCCCACCGGAAACGGAGCGGCAAACCGGAGGCAAACATGTATTTTGTTTACGAGCTGGTCGATCCGCGCTGCGGGTCAGTATTCTACGTCGGCAAAGGCAAGGGCAACCGGCCGGAGCAGCATGAGGCCGAAGCACGAAAAGGCAAGCGGGGTCGTAAGTGCGACCGTATCCGCGCCATTATCGAGGCCGGGAAGACTCCTGCCGTAAACATTGTTGAGCGGTTCGCGGACGAGCTTGAAGCATACGAGGCCGAAGCGGCACATATTGCAAAGATCGGGCTTGCGAACCTTACCAATATTTGCATCGGCGGCATCGGCGCACTGCATCCGGTCGATCCCGAGAAGGAAGCGCGAAAAACCCTGCGCAAGTCCGCCAAGTTCATTCGCAGGGCAGTTGCCCTCTATCGGCGTGGGTATGTCGGCGTTTTCTACGATGCGAAGGGCAAGGAGATACAGTCGGGCCTGTTCAAGGTCACATACGACATGGCGATGAGTCTGCGCGAAAGGGCGGGACACAAGTATTTCGACGACCTGATCGGCGCGGTCTGATGGCTGCCAGAATGAGGAAAACACATCAGGATGATGTGCGGGCCAAAATCCAAACCAGTCAGCTTGTAAATCGCCTTACGGAACACGCACTTAACGGCCCCTGTCTCGACTCCTCGCAAGTGAGGGCAATCGAGATACTGATGAAGAAGGTTCTGCCTGACTTGCAGGCGATCGATTGGAGCGCAACGGACGGCTCTGTCGCAGAAGCGATCAAGGGCGCGCTGGCATGGAAGCCACCGCAGTAATCGAAAGCCCCTACGCTCCAAGGCGGGCGTTCTTGGGGCTCCACAGTCGAAAGCAGCGTTGGGGAATAGCGGTCGCTCATCGCCGCGCCGGTAAGACCGTCGCTTGTGTAAACGATCTTATCAAGGCGGCGGCAACATCGGACAAGCCGAACCCGCGCTTTGCCTACATCGCGCCGCAGTTGAATCAGGCCAAGGACATCGCCTGGCAATATCTGCTCGAATACACGGATTGTTTCGGTCCCGAGAGGAAGGTCAACGCGTCGGAGCTTTGGATCGAGCTTCCGAACAATGGCGCTCGCGTTCGCATCTACGGAGCAGACAACCCGGATCGCTTGAGGGGCATTTATCTGGACGGAGCGGTTCTTGACGAGTTCGGGGACATGGACCCGACAGTCTGGACGCAGGTTATTCGACCGGCGCTTTCCGACCGCAAGGGCTGGGCGGTGTTCATCGGCACACCCAAGGGAAAGAACACGTTTCACCAGCTTTGGACGCTGGCCGAAGATTCCGCGGACTGGTTTCAGCTTGAGTTGAAGGCGTCGAAAACCGGACTGCTGGACGAAGCCGAATTGTCCGACGCTCGCAAGATGATGAGCGCGGACGAATACGCTCAGGAATATGAATGTTCGTTCGAGGCCGCAGTCAGGGGCGCGTACTACGGCAAGGAAATGAACGATGCTGAGGAGCGCATTACCGGCGTTCCTTACGATCCTCGGCTACCTGTGCATACTGCATGGGACCTTGGCGTTGCTGACAGCACTGTCATCTGGTTTGTTCAGGTTGCTGGCAGAGAGACCCGACTGATCGATGTTCTCAAGGGTGAGGGCGTCGGGCTCGACTGGTATGCCAAGCGATTGCAGGAACGCGATTACGTCTGGGGCA